TTTTCAATCCTTTTAAATGACTTGATTGTACATTATTTGTTCCTTTTACTTCAAAATCATAAACTTTGTCGTCTTCATTGTCCTTGTATGAAACCTTGACATTGTTATCAACAGAAAACGAGCGAAGTCTAAGGAACATATATTCTAGATCGAATATCGCGAGTTTGTTGACGTCGAGTTTTGGATCGAGTGAACAGTTGTTGACAATCTGTTTTATTGCTGATAGAATTTCAGTTTCGGACTTACCTTCCTTGGCCATGAGAATCAGCTTCTCTTCTTTCACAAGGAATGGTCTAAATGGAAAGTTCTTTTTAAGAGAGGGAACTGCAATAGTATAAATCGGTTGTTCAATTTTAGGCAAAGACATGCTATACTCCAAATGTTATGGTGATATATTTACTGATCTATTTCTTTCGAATGAAGATGGTCCTGTTTGAGCTCTACCAGGTTGAGGTTCGATATTTGAACCTTCAATAGTAAAGTTAGTATATGCAATAGCAATATTCAGCTTCACTATCTGATTATCTCCCCATGCGAGAGGAATTTCTCTGATAGAAGTAGGAAATGCTTCGAAAAGGTTAATTTTATTTACAGCATTACCATAATGATCATACATTACGATTTGCATTACAGTAGAATATTTGTCTTTGTATTCTACTTTATAAGTTGGTAGTCTGTTCTCAGATCCTGTTGAGTCATTAATTGCTCGGAGCCACTGATACCAATATTTCCAGATTTCTCCGTATTCATCGAGCATCATAGAAAAACTAATCTCTTGAAACTGAGAATTGATAGGCATTTTCTGAGTTGAACCGAGACCATAACGATTGACATCAGTGGTCATAAGACTAAGACCAGGAGCTCTTACCTGATCAATACGAAACTTTAGATTCTGTGCGATTCTTTGGGTTGGAACAGGAGTTCCACTGTCTCCGATTACTGAATTGAAGATAGCCTGTGGTGTTGCAATATACACTTCGAATGCATTAGAATACAGGTAGCCGTAATCACTTACGTTCTGTTTGAAACTATTGATATTGAAACCTGGCATCTGTTATCCTAATATGGTGGTGAACCAGCGTATCTGCGATTCGGGTTAACATTCCATTTCTGCAACGGAAGCATAATTACCTTTCCCCAATCGGAGGGATGAACATAATGAAAAGAGCTTCTTACATGCCCATACAAATATTTCTTCAAGCAATTCTCGAATCCTTTAAACTGAGAAGTATACGCTTTCAATATTTTGTATGAAACCATAATCTTAGTTGAATCATTGTATTTATCGTTGTTCCTTGTATTATTCAGTGCATCCATAAGCTCTGCACGAGCCATCGGAGGCAAATAATGGAGGTTCAACCCTAAGAATCCATCGGAATACATATCAACGATAATAGTCAGAGGATATGAATCCCAGAATGGTAGTTTGTCTTTGGTTTTGGGGTCGTAAACATATAGAAACATATCACCGACCATTGGGGCTGATCTGGTTGCAAATAGTTTGGTGGGGTCTTTTTTATTCTCCCCGACATTCTTGGCTGTATCACGAAACCAATCTTGGGCGTCTTTGGCGACTTCTCTGCCAGCACCTTTCAGTAGTTTCTTAAACTCTCTTTGATCGGCCATATGGTGTTATCCCCAGTTCTTTCTCTGTCATTAACATAAACTCATATCCACGGTCTTTACAGTATTCTCGAGCAGCTTTCCATTTGGCTGAATTAACACCCCATGTCATTACTTCGCTTATATATCGCTTGGTCTTTCTACCCTCCATAATCGCTGGAGGTTGACACTGAGCAGCTGGTTTCACTTCTATCAATATGGTTTTGGTGCCACCATTACTTGTCTTGCATCGAGCAGTAATATCGACATAATATCGATGAATACGATTATCTATTGGCGAGCGATATGGTATGATGGTCTCTTCGCTCTGCCACCATATAATATTCGGGTCAGCGTCCAGCCTCTGCATCAGCTTCAATTCCCACCCAGAACGGTATTCTATGTTGGTGGGATCGCCCTTATACTTGTCTGGATTTTGTGGTTTATAGAATCCTTTATATTTGGCCATCTTAAACATTTCTAATAAATAAACATAGAATATTTAGCCTTCAACAAGGATATAATAATGCCTGCTAATTTTCCTATGCCTCCTCAAAAAAGGTATTCGTCTAGATGCTTTCCGACCGATCTTATCCAGAATGACAGAGAGTTCTATACTTCTGTTTCTTTCGTAGAATATAAGGCAAGTATGCAGGTTAATAATGGTCCAAGCATTATGGGAGGTATGGGTGTAAAACTTCCTATGCCAAGAAGAATTAATGACGTCACGAATATCAATTGGGCTGAGATTTCGGCTACTGCTGTTGCTGGTGGATTAGCCTCCCAGACTATGGGACAGGGTGCAGGGCTTCTACAAGCAGCTGGTGATGCAGCTCAGATTGGAGCTGGTAAGGCGATCAACCCTATGATGTTTATGATGTTTCAGCGTCCAGCATATAAAGAACATACACTTTCATGGACTCTTGCTCCATCAAATCAGAGAGATTCTGATGAGCTCAAGGATATTGTTAATGCTTTCAAAAAGGCTTCGCTTCCTACTTTAGAGGGTGGAGGGTTTTTGTTGGGCTATCCAAACATTGCTACTATTCAATTTAAACCAGATAAATATTTGTTCAAACTGAAGCCTTGTGCTATTATTTCTGTTCAGGTCGACTATTCTGGAGCGGGAATGCCTTCGTTTTTCAAGAGCGACGCACCAACTGTTGTAAACCTTACTGTTATGCTGAAGGAAATTCAGCTATGGAACAGAAACAACTACGAGATGTAAAATGGCCGAGAAGTATTTCGAAAAGTTTCCTGTTATTACATACGCCAATAATCAGGCGGTTGATATTACTAAGAGAGTGGCTCTGTTAGAAAGAGTCTCAACGAATCCGTATGTTTTCTATCCTTATGAAATTTC